AAAATAGACTCCTGGCTCTCGAAGGCAGCATCAATGGCAGCCTCGCTACGCTCGATCTGAGCGAAGCGTCCGATAGGGTCTTGAATCGGCATGTAGAACTCCTTTTTGACGGATTTCCTCACTTAAGTGAGTATGTTCAAGCAAGCAGGAGTTTGAAGGCCGTTGTACCTGCGCATTTTAACGTTCCAGAACAAACAGTGGAACTGCGCAAGTTCGCGTCTATGGGTTCTGCTCTAACTTTTCCCGTTGAAGCTCTGGTGTTTTGCACCATCATCTTCACCGCGATCAGCGATGAGCTAGGTATCCCACTTACACGGGAGGTAGTAAACTCCTTTCGTGGTAAAGTGCGTGTCTACGGCGACGATATAATCGTCCCCGTAGAATATGTGGATGTAGTGATCCGATACCTCGAGGCCTTCGGCCTAAAGGTGAACTCGGACAAGAGCTTCTGGAATGGCAAATTCCGGGAGTCTTGCGGTGGGGACTACTACGACGGCGAATGGGTTACACCCATCCGCTTTAGGCGTATGTTCCCTCGTACACTACGTGACGCTGATGAGATGGTATCTCTGTGCGCCTTTCGTAACCGTCTTTACTCATTCGGTTACTGGAGAACCGCAAAGTATATCGATGATGAGTATCTTCGTCCCTTAACAAGGGGCGACTACAACATCGTCGACGAAACCTGTGCGGATATAGGCCGTCACTCCGTTTTTGCCTACCGGCAACAAGGGATTGATCCTATACTTCACACACCTATGGTTAGGGGTGTGAGGGTCCGGAGAACCATTCCAGTTTCGATGCTGGATGGGCCCGGTGCTCTGCTAAAGTTCTTCCTCAAACAGAGCGAAGAACCCTCCCAAGATGAAAAACACTTGGAGCGTCAAGGACGAACTCTCGTGTCCGGCACCAAACGAGGGTGGATTAGGCCGTATTAAACGGCCTACACGGTACCGCTGTTGCGCATGCGCAATGGTTGCACAGACGTAGTTTGTGTACCGTGGGATGATAAGTGCGGGGAAACCCGTCGCTTATCTGGG